TTCAATGGTTGATTATTTATTTACTGTAAATGCAACTGTATTATTTAATAGAAAACAAAACAAATTATATCTTGAAACAGATTGGGCAGAAAAATTTAAAGTAGATGATAAACTTATTATAGAAGCTTATCGAATATTAGATCCCACAACATATACCGAAATATACAATGATATGTTTTTAAAAAGATATGCTACTGCTTTAATTAAAAGGCAATGGGGAGAGAACTTAAAGAAATTTGAAGGAGTGCAATTACCAGGTGGAATTACACTCAATGGTAAAACAATCTATGATGAAGCGGTAGAAGAAATTACCAAAATTGAAGAAGAAATGAATTTAAAATATGAACTTCCACCTGATGGATTTATAGCCTAATGTCATCTAATATTTATTTCCAAAATTCCATGATGGATCAAAACCTCATGGATGATATAAACCGTGAAGTAATACAACAAGCTGGGTTTGACGGTTATTATATTCCACGAACTATTGTTAAAGAAGATTTTCTTTATGGTGAAGATGTACTATCAAAATTTACAAATGTATATCAAGTGGAAATGTTTGTTAAATCTATTGAAGGTTTCGGGGGCGAAGGAGATTTAGTAAGTAAATTTGGATTGGATGTAAAAGATGAATTAATCATTACAGTTCACAAAAAACATTTTCAAATTGCAACTGAAATGGATAAACCCTTAGAAGGGGATTTAATTTATTTTCCACAGAATAAGGGAGTTTTTGAAATTAAGTTTGTTGAACATGAACAACCTTTCTATGTAGTAGGAAAAAATTATACTTACGATTTAACTTGTGAGTTGTTCCAATATAGTGAAGAACAAATGGATACAGGTGTAGAAGAAGTTGATGATATTGAAAGAGAACAATCTTATGCTGTTGATTTAATTGTTTCAGCAGGTGGAACTGGTTCATTCATAGTTGATGAAGAAGTATATCAAGGTGCTAATCTTGCTACTGCAACAGCTAAAGGTATAGTTGTTAGTTGGACACCATCAGCGGGAAATCCAACTATACGAGTTAATGATCTTGTTGGTACTTTTATAGCAGGAACAAATATTACAGGTGAATCAAGTGGTGCTGTTTGGTCATTGGCATCGTCAGATACATTAGCAATGCCTACAACTCCGTTTGCTGATAATACAGAGTTTGAAACAGATGCAGATTCAATATTAGATTTTTCAGAATCCAATCCATTTGGTGAGGTTACTTAATGTTTGGTACTTATTTTTATAATAAAAATATACGGAATATTGTTATTTTATTTGGTACAGTATTTAATGATATTATCGTAAGACGTACAACTTCTACTGGTGTTATACAAGAAGAAATTAAAGTTCCAATAGCTTATGGACCTTCTGAAAAATTTTTAGTTCGATTACGTCAAGCTACAGATATATCCAAAGGTAAAGTAGGTCTTACTTTACCACGAATGTCATTTGAGTTTACTGCTATTAATTATGATCCTACAAGAAAGTTACAATCAACTAAAAAAATTAAATCACCAAAAGGTGGAGGTTTAATTGAAAGTGTTACAGTAACTAATCCCGGCAATAGTTATACTTCCGCACCGACTGTTACTATTTCAGGTGGCGGTGGTACTGGAGCAACTGCAGTTGCTACAATAGATTCAACTACAAAAAAGATAACAAACATTCAAATAGCAACACCCGGAAGTGGATATACAGGTATTCCTACAGTTACAGTTTCAGGTGGCGGTGGTCGAGATGGTGCTGGTGAAGCAAATATTGATGCGAGTACAACTTTAATGTCTACTGTTTATAATCCAGTTCCATATAATTTTGATTTTACTTTGAGTATAATGGTAAAAAATTCTGATGATGGAACACAAATACTAGAACAAATTTTACCATATTTTACACCAGAGTATCAAGTAACATTACACGAATTATCTGCTTTAGGAATTAAAAGAGACATACCAATTATTTTTACTGGATTATCTACTGAAGATAGTTATGAAGGAGATTATCTTACAAGACGAGCATTAATACATACATTAACTTTCACAGTTCAAGCATTTATGTATGGTCCTTCTGGTGATGTTAATATTATTAGATCAGTAGATGTTAATAAATTTGATGTTCTTACTACTGGTAGTTCTAAAGTAACTACTACTAATGTTAAACCAGATCCATTGACAGCAGATACAGATGATGATTATGGATTTACTACTGTTATAACAGATTCTTAAAGGAGTACTAATATGGCTTGGGTAACTGTACCGGGATCAGATAGTATATGGCAATATGAAAATACTGCTACGGCAGCTAATACATATTCAGATGCAAATGGTACATATTCTGGAGGAGTAAGAACTTTTACTACACCAGAAGGAACTGTACAAAAAAATTATGTAAGATGTAGAAAGACGGGAGAAACAATAGAACGTGGAGAACTTTCTAAAAGTTATTTTGATGCACAATAAAAATAGGTTAATTATATGAAAAAAACAACTGTTGAAAAATTAAATAAAGTATTAGATGTAACAGGTGATTTAATACCAGTTGAAAGAAATAAGAATACAAAAAAACCTAATGAAGATTTAAGTTCTGATTATAACTTTTCAAGAGAACAATATCATAAACTTATAGATAAAGGTAATGATGCTCTTGAAGAATTACTTGCAGTTGCAAAAGAATCTGAATCTGCAAGAGCATATGAAGTAACTGCAATGTTGATTAGAAATTTATCTGATACAACAAAAGAACTTTTACAATTACAAAAAACAAAAAAAGAGATAGAGAAAGAAACTAAAGATCCTAATACTGTAAATAATTCACTTTTTATTGGTAGCACTAAAGAGTTACAGGATTTATTGTTAGAGAAGAAAAAATAGAGAAGGTTTGTCCTTGCACATCTATTTTACTTGTTCAACCATTAGAAGGTGTAAAGATAAAAGATGGATATTAATAATACCGCTGACCTTATAGAAAGATTAGGGTTACCTGTGGTTGGATTCTTACTCGTTGGTTATTGTTTTTGGAAAATAGTTGGATGGTTAAAGGATTCATTGTCAGGTAAACTTAATGCTCAAATGGATATATTGGTACAATTAATAGATAGAATCCGAGTTTTACAAACTGATATTTTAAAATTGGATACAATGATAAGAACACGATTTGGTTTAGATGTAGACGAGGAAAGAATCTCAAGAGCAGATGAACCCGCAAGAAAGAAAAGAACTAGATGAGTAAAGAAAACAGAGATGATGCTTATTTGGGTAATCGGTTATTAAAACCGACAAATGTTAATCAACAGTTTACAAAAGAAGAAGTTACAGAATATATTAAATGTCGTGATGATATTATATATTTTTTAAGGAATTATGTTCAAGTTGTTCATGTTGATAAAGGTTTAATACCATTTGATCTATATGATTATCAAAAAGATTTGGTTGATACACTTGATAGTAATAGATATGTTATAGTAAAAAGTGCTAGACAGTCTGGTAAATCTGTAACAAGTCTTGGTTATATTTTACATTATGTATTATTTAACAAGACAAAGATTGTTGGTATACTTGCTAATAAAGCATCTACGTCAAGAGAATTACTTGGAAGATTACAAACAGCATATCAACATTTACCCAAGTTTTTACAACAAGGTATTGTTGAATGGAACAAAGGAAATTTAGAACTTGAAAATGGTTCTAAGATAATTGCATCTTCAACATCATCATCTGCAATTCGTGGTTATAGTTTTTCATTGTTGTTCTTAGATGAATTTGCGTTCGTACAAAGAACGATTGCTGATGCATTTATTAAGTCAGTTTATCCCACGATTTCATCTGGTAAAGATACTAAAATAATAATGGTATCTACACCGAATGGATATAATTTATTTTATAAGTTCTGGAATGATGCTGTAGAAGGTAATAATCAGTTTAAAACATTTAAGATTCATTGGACTAGTATTCCAGAAAGAGATCAAGAATGGCGTAAAAAGATTATATCTGATATTGGTGAAGAAGCATTTCGACAAGAGTACGAAGCAGACTTTTTAGGTTCTTCTAATACTCTTATATCTTACGAAAAGATGCAAGAAATGTCTTATAGCGCTCCAGAATGGTCAAAAGATGACTTAGATGTTTATGAAGAACCTAAAAGAGATAGAAAATATACTATTACAGTAGATACAGCTCGTGGTCAAGGATTGGATTATTCAACTTTTTGTGTATTTGATACGACTGAAGTTCCGTATAAAATAGTAGCAAAATATCGAAATAATACTGTAGCCCCTCTACTCTTTCCTAATATTATAAATAATATAGGTAAGAAGTATAATGAAGCGTATCTTCTAGTAGAAAGTAATGATATTGGATCTCAAGTGGCTGATGTTTTACACCATGATTTAGAATATGAAAATATTTTAACAGTATCATGGTTTGGTCGTCATGGCCAACAAATAACAAGCGGTCATAGAAAAGATATTTCTTTGGGTGTTAGAACAACTAAACAAGTTAAAAGAATTGGTTGTTCAAATTTAAAAAGTTTAATCGAAGAAGATAAATTATTAATTACAGATTATGATATTATTTCTGAATTGACAACTTTTGTTGCAACAGGAGAATCATTTGCGGCTGAAGAAGGTGCGAATGATGATTTAGTTACGACATTAGTATTGTTTGCATGGTTAGTAGATCAACAGTATTTTAAAGAACTAATTAATTTGAATATTAGAGAAAAATTATATCAAAATAGGATGGACTCTATTGACGATATGACAGTTCCTTTTGGTATTATTGATGATGGATTGGATGATAAGTATGAAACGGATGCTGAAGGTCAAGTATGGGAAAAAGTAAGCACCGTATATCATACAAATAAATGGTAAATCTATATCAATATTAAGAATGTAAAAGGAGAAATCAAATGGCATTTCAAGTATCACCGGGAATTAACATAACCGAACAAGACTTAACAACCGTTGTACCCAACGTATCGGCATCTGTTGGCGGATACTCAGGGGCATTTCAATGGGGTCCGGTAGATGAGAGAACAAATATTTCATCAGAAAATGAATTAGTTGATGTTTTTGGTAAACCGGACAGTAACACATTTCAAGATTTTTGGACAGCAGCTAATTATTTAGCATACTCTAACAACTTAGTAGTTGTAAGAAGTGTTGCGACTGCTGCTACCAACGCTGTTATCGGAGACACAGATGGAACTGGAACAGCAATTGATGTTCACAATAAAACTCATTACGATAGTGTATTGAGTACATTTACAGATCAAGCGTTCGTTGCAAAATATCCTGGAGCATTGGGAAATAGTTTAAAAGCAATGGCTATTGATTCACATGGTTGGGCAGCAACTGTAACAGGTGGTCCTCTCGCAGAACAAAATGTATTTAAAGCAAACTTTGATCGCGCACCGGGAACATCAACTGATGTTAGTAATGCTGGTGGATCGAATGATGAGATGCATGTTATTGTTATTGATGAAGATGGTCAATGGACTGGAACACCTGGTTTTGTTTTAGAAAAATTTGCTTATGTAAGTAAAGCAAGTGATGCTAAAAAAATTGATGGTGCTTCTAATTATGTTGGAGATGTTTTGCGGAACGAATCCAAATATATTTGGTTGGGAAAAAATACACAACTAACCGCAACGTCAACTGATTCAGGTAGTGAAGTTGATGCTGGGTCAACGAAAGTTGGAAGTACTTTTAAAAGTTTTAATAGTGCTACTGAAGCAGAAAAATATCCTGGTGGTTCATTAGCAGGTGGTGTTGATGGAAATACATTGACTCAAGCAAACAGACAGGCTGGATATGCTTTTTTTCAAACTGCTGAAGCTGTTGATGTTTCATTAATTATGACAGGTCCTGCAGATGCAGTAACTTCTTCATGGGTTACAACAAATGTTGCAGATGCAAGAAAAGATTGTATGGTGTTTGTTTCTCCCTTACAGGGATCTGTTGTTAATAACGCTGGATCTGAAGTTACTGCAATTACCACAGATCATGGTAATTTAGTTAAATCATCTTATGCCGTTATGGATAGTGCATGGAAATATCAATATGATCGTTATCGAGATGTGTTTGTATATGTCCCGTTGAACGGTGATATTGCTGGTTTGTGTGCGAGAACGGATAATACTAATGATCCTTGGTGGTCTCCCGCTGGTTTGACAAGAGGTATTATAAAAAATATTGTAAAACTTTCTTGGGAACCAACTAAAGCAAATCGTGATACGTTATATCAATTAGGAGTTAATCCTTCTGTAACACAAGCAGGCGCTGGTGTTATTCTTTTTGGTGATAAAACCATGCAGACAGTTCCAAGTGCATTTGATAGAATTAATGTACGAAGATTGTTTATTACTCTTGAAAAATCAATTTCAGTAGCTGCCAAAGCAATGTTATTTGAGTTCAATGATGAGTTTACGAGAACACAGTTTGTAAACTTTGTTACACCATTCTTACGAGAAGTACAAGGTCGCCGTGGTATTACTGATTTCAAAGTAGTATGTGACGGTTCAAATAATCCTGGAGAGGTTATTGATACAAACCAATTTGTAGGTGATATTTTTGTTAAACCTGCAAGGTCTATCAATTACATTCAGTTAAATTTTATTGCCGCCAGAACTGATGTTAATTTCACAGAAATTGGTGGTTAATCGTATAAATACTATAAACGAAAAGGAGTAATAAAATGGCAACAAGTATACATGATTTTCAAAGTCGATTTAGAGGTGGTGTACGACCAAATCTATTTGTTTGTAATATTATCCCTCCACAGGGATTTAACATGGAACCTTTTCAGTATCATTGTAAGGCAACGCAACTTCCCGGTTCAACTATAGGAAATGTTGATGTACCTTATCATGGAAGATTTCTGAAAGTTCCTGGTGATCGTACATTCGCAGATTGGACTGTAACAGTTTTGAATGATACAAGTATGTACATTCGTGGTGTTTTTGAAAAGTGGAGTGAACAACTTCAACATCATCATGCTAACATTCAAGTAGCTACAGCCGGAATTTATGGTGCTGCATTAATTCAACAGTTAGATCGTCAAGGAAGAACAATTCGTACTTATAAAATTACGAGTATGTACCCTACTGACATTTCTGCTATTGATTTGGCATGGGATACAAATGATACCGTAGAGGATTATACTGTAACTTTTGCAATTAATGAATTTACAACGGGTCAAGGTAATACCTTAGGTGTTGGTCAAGGTAATAGTTCTGTTGGTGTTACATTCGCAGCTGATAGTAATGGTAACATTGGTGGACAAATCTTTGGTAGTATTGGCTTCTAAATATATGAACATTGGGGGATGATTTTATCATCCCCCGAAAATTTTGATTTTAACAAAGGAAATTCTTTATGGCTTTTGAAATATTTGGATTTGAAATACAATCTAAAAAAGATAAAAAGGCTAAGACATTTGTAACTCCCGAAAATACCGATGGTGCAACAACTGTTGTTGATGGTGGAGGTATTATTGGGCATTACTTAAATGCTGAGGCTGATGCAAAAGATGAGAAGGTTTTGATTCAAAAGTATCGTGATATGTCTTTTTCCCAAGAAGTTGATGGTGCAATTGAAGATATTATTAATGATGCAGTAATACACGAAGATGGTGTACCCGTAGTTGCTCTTGATTTAGATAGTATAGATTTATCTGATGCTATCAAAGATAAAATTAGTCAAGAATTTACTACAATATTAGATTTATTAAATTTTAATAATGAGGGTGGAGATTTATTTAAAAAATGGTATGTTGATGGAAGATTATATCATCATATTGTTGTTGATGAAAACAGGATTAAAGATGGTATTACAGATTTAGTTCCTATTGATCCTTTAAATATTAATAAAGTTCGTGATGTTCAGAAAGAAACTGTTAATGGTGTTGAAGTTGTTAAATCAGTAAATGAGTATTATATTTACAATTCTGATCCTATGATGACTGGAAATTTTCAAGTAGGTCAAGCAGGAAGCACTAAACAAATAACAGTTGCACCAGATGCTATTTCATATGTTCATTCGGGATTGATTGACCAAGTAAAACAAGTTGTAATTGGTTATTTGTTTAAAGCAATTAAACCATTCAATCAATTAAGAATGATTGAAGATGCTCTGGTTATTTATAGATTAGCAAGAGCGCCAGAACGAAGAATCTTTTATATTGATGTAGGTAATCTCCCCAAACTGAAAGCAGAACAATATCTGCAAACAGTAATGAACCGTTATAAACAAAAAATGATTTATAATGCTTCATCAGGAGAAGTAGAAGATCAACGTAAACATCTTTCAATGTTAGAAGATTTCTGGTTGCCAAGACGAGAAGGTGGCCGAGGTACTGAAATTCAAACTTTGCCAGGTGGACAAAATCTTGGTGAAACAGAAGATATAGAATATTTTAGAAAGAAATTATATAAGTCTTTGAATGTTCCAATATCAAGAATTGAAGGAACTGATTCAACACAGTTTAATCTTGGAAGAGCATCTGAAATTACAAGAGATGAAGTAAAGTTTGGAAAATTTATTACTCGTTTAAGACATAAATTTTCTCATTTGTTTTGTGATTTATTGAGAGTCCAATTAATTCTTAAAGGTATTATTAAAGAAGAAGATTGGGTAGATATGAGAGATCGTATTCGTTATATATGGGCAAAAGATTCTCATTTTATGGAATTAAAAAATTCCGAAGTATTAAGAGATCGCTTTGAGTTAGCTGCACAGGCAGAAGAATATGTTGGTAAATATGTTTCTAAAGAATATGTAAGAAAAAGTATTTTACAGCAAACTTCTGAACAAATAGAAGCTTTGGATAAACAGATGGATCTTGAAAAAGCCGAAGAAGAACCTGAAGATGATTTTGGGGGAGATGCTGATGAGGACTTCTAAAATACAATCTATTTTAAAAGTAAAAACTCATAGTTTTATTGAAAATTATAAAAAGAATATGTTTAAAGACATATTACATGATGAATCGCCTTCTAAAAAAATATCTGCAGAAATGAAAGAAGCAATTCGTTTTGTATTTAAATATGTTGATAAAAAAGGTTTCGGACAAATGAATAAGTCCGTTATTATGGCAAGTAAAAAATTTAATCTACGACCTAACGATATTACTTCTTGGATTCAATCCGAAGAACTAGGTGAAAAGTTTTTTCTTGATATTATTAAAGATGAAAGGATCAAACATGACTGATATTAAAAGTAATGTATTAAAAAATATTTTAAATAAAAAACTTAATAAAGCAAAAGAAGGTATTACTCAAATTTTAAAAGATAAATCTTTTAAGGCTATCGAAGATTATAAAACAACTTTTAAATTTGATAGACCAGAAGTACAAGAACCAACGGTTTCAGATGAACCTAAAACACCAGAGGTAGAGAAATGATAACTTTTAAAGAATATATTAAATCGTCAGGCGAAAAACGAAGATGTGCTGGTGGTGATGGAAGAAGGAAAGAACAAAGAAAAGAAGCATCTGGTGATAAAAAAGCTTATCAAGCTTTTTTTAATAAGACATTAAAAAAATATGGTGTGTCTAGTCCAGACGAATTAAAAGGTGCAGATAAGAAAAAATTCTATGATGAAATTGATGCTGGTTGGGAAGGCGATAATGAAAACGACTGACGATTTAGTTGAAGATGTTATTGATGAAGTTTTGAGTAAGTCTGCAAGATTGAAAAGATCAAGATTATTGAAAGTAAAATCTTTTCAAATTGCTCGTAAGCGTAAACTCGCTATGAAGAAGAAAGCATCACCTGAAAAATTAAAAGTTAGAGCATTAAAAAAAGCGAGAGAACTAATTACAAAAAAGATTTTAAAAAATAGAAAAAAATCAGATTTATCTTTAAGTAGTAGAGAACAATTAGAAAAAAGATTAAGTAAAAAGAAAGCAGTAATTAAAAGAATCGCTAAAAAGATTTTACCAAAAGTTCGCAGTGCTGAGACTCAAAGAATAGCTAAATTAGGACAGAAAGGGTAACTATGAAATTAATAACAGAACACTTAAACGAAGTAGAATATATTACTGAGGGAAAAGAAAAAGAACAATATATTAAAGGAATCTTTATGCAATCTGATATTAAAAATCAGAATGGTAGAGTTTATCCTCATGCAGTATTGAAAAAGGAAGTTCAGAACTTTAGTAAAAAATATATTAATGAAGGTCGTGCTTTAGGAGAACTTGGACATCCAATGGGACCTGTTATTAATCTGGATAGGGTGTCTCATGTTATTAAAGAACTCTATGAAGATGGAAAGAATTTTATTGGTAAAGCAAAAGTAATGGACACACCTAATGGTAAGATCGTTAAGAATTTTATTAGCGAGGGTGTTAAACTTGGTGTATCTTCTCGGGGTATGGGAAGTTTGAAAGCTAATAAAAAAGGTGTTAATGAAGTTCAAAATGATTTTATTTTATCTACTGTTGATATTGTTGCTGATCCATCAGCACCAGACGCATTTGTTAATGGTATTATGGAAGGTAAAGAATGGGTATGGGAAAACGGTATTATAAAAGAAAGAGAAATTGATGATATGAAAAATATTATTAAAAAAGCAAATATGAGAGATTTGGAACAAAAAAAGCTTGAAGTTTTTGAAAAATTCCTCCAAAATCTTTAATATTATAAATATACAAGAAACAAATTAATTCTAGGAGATTAACAATGGCTAAAAAAGAAACACTCAAAGATGATGGAAAAAATGAAGAGGTTGATATGGAAGAAATGAAAGACAAGAATAAAGAATTAGGCATGCCAGAAGTTGATGGCGAAGAAGGTCGTTCTGATAAAGAAGAAGATGGCGAAGGTGGAACCAAGAAAGCCAAAGAAGGTCCTTCAGCTGCTCCAAAAGCAGAATCTAAAAAAGTAAAGAAAGAAATGGATGATGAAGATTGGGAAGATGAAGATGAGGATGAAGAAGATGAAATGGAATCCAAAAAGACTAAGAAAGAATCTAAAAAAACTAGGAAAGAAATGGATGATGAAGATTGGGAAGATGATGAAGAAGATGAAGAAGAAATGGAATCCAAAAAAGCCAAGAAAGAAGAAAAAGAATTAGAAATAGACGTTTCTGAAGATGTTTCTGCTTTGATTGATGGCGAAGAACTTTCAGAAGAATTTAAGACTAAAGCCGCTACAATTTTTGAAGCCGCTGTTAAGTCTAAGATTTCTAAGATTCGTAAACAGGTTCGTGAAGAATCTAAAAAAGAATCACAAGAAAAAACTCAGGCAATTCATACTGAGATGACAGAAAAAATGGATGAGTATATGAATTACGTTGTAAAAGAATGGATGGAAGAAAATAAACTAGCTGTTGAAACCGGTGTTCGCAACGAAGTCACGGAGAGTTTTATTTCTGGATTGAAAAAATTGTTTGAAGAACATTACATTGACGTTCCTGCAGAAAAAGAAGATGTCTTTGAGAGTCTTGTACAAGAAGTTGCCGAATTGGAAACTAAACTTGACGAACAGACCCAAAAGCATATGGATACAGCGAAAGAGTTGAATACTTATAAAGCTATAGACGTTTTCCGAAACATTACTGAAGGTATGGTTGACACGGACATTGAAAAAATGAAAGAGTTGACTGAAGATGTCGATTATGAATCTGATGAACAATATAAAGAAAAGTTGAACATCATTAAGAACAGTTACTTTAAGAAAGATAAGAAACTGGAAGATAATAAGGGAACTGCGGCAACTAACAAAGACATAACAGATGGATCAAGTGATGGTAGAATGGATAGTGTTATGGCTGCAATATCTAACTTGAAAAAGTAAATACCTTATTCTTAAATATATGGACTAAGTGAATTTGAAGTTTGTTAAGTTTTAAAATTTAATTAATAATAAAGGAGATACAAATGTATTTATCTGAAACAATCAAGGAGAAATGGCAGCCCGTAATAGAGCATAAAGACCTTCCTGAGATTAAAGATTCTTATAAGCGTGATGTAACATTGCGTTTGTTGGAGAATCAAGAAAAGTTTTTATCAGAAGCGGCTCCTGCTAACAGCTCTGGCGCTATGCCTGATACTGGTGGCGTTGCTAAATGGGATCCGGTACTAATTTCCCTAGTTCGACGCGCTATGCCTCAAATGATCGCTTATGACGTTTGTGGTGTTCAGCCTATGTCTGGACCTACGGGATTAATTTTCGCAATGAAGAGCCGATACGGAACTCAAGGTGGAACCGAAGCTCTTTATGACGAAGCTAATACTGCTTATGCCGGAGATAATGACGGTACGCCTGCTCATGTTGCTACCGATGATACCAACAATCCGTTTGATGGTACTTGGACAACTGGACAAGGACTTGATAACGCTGATGGTGAAGCAATCGGATCATCTGGTGGACGTACTTTCCAGGAAATGGCGTTCAGTATTGAGAAAACTTCAGTAACCGCTAAAACGCGTGCATTGAAAGCTGAATATTCAACAGAACTTGCTCAGGATCTTAAAGCCGTTCACGGTTTGGATGCTGAAACAGAATTGGCGAATATCCTTTCTACTGAGATTCTCTCTGAAATCAATCGCGAAGTAATTCGCTTAATTTATTCATCTGCTAAAGCAGGCGCACCTACTGGTACGGTAACGACCGCTGGTACTTTTGATCTGAACACGGACTCTAATGGTCGTTGGATGGTTGAAAAGTTCAAAGGTTTATTGTATCAAATTGAGCGTGATGCTAATCGTATTGCTATCGACACCCGACGCGGTAAAGGTAACTTTATGATTTGTTCATCTGACGTTGCATCTGCTATGTCAATGGCAGGAATGCTCGATCATGCACCGGCAATGTCTACTGCGTTAGAAGTTGACGATGCTAATCGAACTTTCGCTGGCGTTCTCAATGGTAAGATGAAAGTTTATGTTGACCCATATTGGGGTGGATCCGTTGACCACTTTTATACAGTTGGTTATCGTGGTACATCACCTTATGATGCAGGCTTCTTTTACTGTCCTTACGTTCCTCTACAAATGGTTCGTGCGATGGGTGAAGATACATTCCAACCAAAAATCGGATTTAAAACCCGATATGGTCTTGTAGCTAATCCAATGACTAGTATCGCTGCTAATTCAAATTCATATTACAGAAAAGTTAAAGTTGCTAACTTGATGTAATTTAAGTTTGTTTTTAACTAAGGGGGATGGGGTTTTACCCCTCCCCCTTTTTTATTTGGAGAATGATATGAGTAACGCATATTCGCAATATGGTTTTATTAATCGTCATGTAGCACAAAATAGACCAGAGGTTTATAATGATGTTTGTGATTTTTCTAAGGGAGATAGATTTATTGGAGTTTATAAAAATATATTATCTCCAGAATTTTGTAAGAATTTAATAGAAACATATGAACATTATAATAACACTACACCAGATGATGCTCTTGGCAGAGAAGTAGAAGATCCAAGAGGATTTCGGTGTGATGATTTATATATTGAACAAATACCAGAATTTATTGAAGCTTCTGGAACTCTGTTTCATTTCTTATGGGAACATTATAATAAATATGAAAAAACATTTGATATTTTATCGTGGTCTCCTAAATTGATTGCCATGCCTTTGAAAATGAGAAAAGTTAGTAAAGAGAATAAAGAAAGTAATTGGGAATATCATTATGAACAACAATCAGATGATATACAATCACAAGGTAGAATTTTAACCTTTATGTATTATTTAAATGATATTGAAGAAGGTGGGGAAACAGAATTTGTTTATCAAGATCGTTTAAAAATCAAACCTACTACAGGAACCTTGTTAATCTGGCCAGCAGGGTTTACTCATACTCACAGAGCATTACCGATATTAAATGATGAGCCAAAATATTTAATTACAGGATGGATTATGTTTGATAAATTGTTTGATAACTATTTCGGTGAAAAGAAAGAATATATAGAGAAACTTAATAAAGAAAATGCATGAATATAGAGCAAAGGTAACTAAAATCATAGATGGAGATACTATTAGGTGTGATATTGATTTGGGGTTTGATTTGTTTCTTTCTAATCAAACTATACGACTCTATGGAATAGATACACCCGAATCACGGACAAAAGATCCTGAAGAAAAATTTTACGGGAATTTATCTAAAGCCTTTTTAAATGATTATTGTCCCAAAGGATCGCATATAACTCTTAAAACGCATTTAGACAAAAAAGGGAAGTTTGGCCGTATTTTAGGTGAAATTATAGTTAATAAAGTCAACTTAAATGAACAAATGATTGAAGAAAATTTAGCAGTATCTTATCAAGGACAATCAAAACAAGATATACAAAAAGAACACCAAGTTAATAGAGTAGCATTGAATAGAAAAGGATATGTTTATTATTAACTTTTCCCTTGTATTGTGCTTTTCTTTGTGTTATAGTTTGTATGTCGGTTGGTTCAAGTATTATAAATACTTCAACACAGAATGAAATATTCTGTTTTTGAATATAAAAGAGGATAAGTAAATGCTTAGTTTACTTGTCCTCTTTCCCACACAAAAAAAAAGAAAGAAGTAAAATTATGGATGTTCAAAGTACGTTAGAAACTCCAGCATTTCAGAGTATGAATCAATCTGCTCTCACACCACCTGCTGCATCAGTAACACCCGTGAATCCTGTAGGAGATGTGGGAGTAGCAAAAGTAGATGAAATAGCACCAATAGAATCAGGTAAAGGTTCTATGGTTAATACATCAGCGTAAGGAACTTTATTCAATGGAAAAAGAACAAATTAAAGAAGCAATGTTATGGTACAAAAGAAAACTAGCCGTAACCGAAGATATAAATATCGAAGATATTAAAGAAGAAGATATTGAAAATATAGAAGTACTTAAAGAAATTCCTACGACTTCAAAAAATCAGTTAAATGACTAAACTTACAAGTACACAACCTAAGAATTTTAATCAATTAAATGTTGTAAATTTTGAAGTTAGTTTTTCTCGTTTACCTCATGTAGAATATTTTTGTCAAAGAATTACTATTCCCTCAGTAATTTTGGGAGATACTTTTTTACCTACTCCATTTTTAAATGCTCCCGTAGAAGGTGATACACTTCAATTTGAAGCACTCACTATCGGGTTTATATTAGATGAAGATTTGAAAAATTATCAAGAAATATATGCATGGATGCTTGGACTCGGTTTTCCTAAAAACTTTGAACAGTTTAAAGAACTTGAAGAAACAACTACCATATCTGAAGATGCCAGTAGATTTTCTGATATGGATGTAATTTTTCATACTAATAAATCAAATCCCAATTACAGGTTTACTTTTACTGATGTTTACCCTACTTCTCTGAGTTCCGTTGGAATGGATACTACTACGTCTACACTTGATCCTATCATAATTGACACGACTTTTAACTTCAAAGGACAGTTTGAAATAGCCAAGATTGAATAGGCAAACTTTTCCCTTGTATTAATTAATGTAATTTGTTATAATTGTTACATGAAAATTGAACAAATATTAGAATTAATTGAATCAGATAAAAAGATTGATTATACACAATTGGATTCTGAATCTCTTAAAATTCCAGAACAAGTATCTAAATATCAACAACTCGCACATGACGAAGCGATTCGTTTGCGTTTTCTTGAAAAAGAATATAATGTTTTGAGATATAAAAGGTGGATGTATTATATGGGAAAATCAGATCCATCTGAATATGAAAAAGAACCATTTGACCATAAAGTTTTAAAATCAGATATTAATATTTACTTAGAAGCAGATCAAAAACTTAATGAATTACAAGACAAATTAAAAATACAGGAAGAAAAATTGAAGTTAATCGTGCAAGCAGCACAAACTATGCAAAATAAATCCTTTAATATAAAGAACGCTCTTGAACATCAAAAATTTATGGGTGGTGCTTTTTAATTATGATTGTCGTTGGAAAATTAAACGAAACCTTTTTGCAAATATCTTGTGAAAGACACATATCTCAGGAACTTAATGAATTTTTTGCATTTCAAGTTCCGGGTTATCAATTCATGCCTCAATATCGTAATAAGATTTGGGATGGAAAAATTCGTTTATATAATGTAAAAACACAACAACTTTATATGGGTCTTTACGATCATCTTATGAAGTTTGCAATGCAAAGACATTATATTGTTAAAAGTGATATTATAAGTGTTAAGCCTACCAAAGATTTAAAAATTAATGATTTTTTCAAATCATTAAATCTTCATTGTAAAAATAAACCAATCATACCTAGAGATTATCAGATAGCTTCGTTTGAACATTGTATCAAATCTGAGCGTGCATTATTATTATCTCCTACATCTTCAGGAAAAAGTTTAGTTATATATTCATTAATAAGATGGCATCAACACTTTTTAGATAATGATAAGATATTAATACTTGTGCCAACAACTAATCTTGTTACACAAATGTATAATGATTTTAAAGATTACTCATCTCACGATAAATGGAATGCCGAAAATCAATGTCATATGATTTATTCGGGTAGAGATAAGAAAACAGATAAACAGATTGTGATTTCTACATGGCAATCTTTGTTTAGACTTGGAGTTCCTTTCTTTAAACAGTTTGGTATGGTAGTAGGTGATGAGGCTCATTTATGTAGTGCTACTTCATTGAAAGGCATACTTGAAAAGATGGTTAGTTGTCGATATAGATTTGGTACTACAGGTACATTAACTGAATCTAAAACACATCAATTTGTTTTAGAAGGTTTGTTTGGTAAAGTATATAAGGCAATAACTTCTAAACAATTAATGAAAGATAAACATATATCTGATTTAAAAATACAATGTTTGTTATTAAAATATCCAGAAGTTGAAAGAGAATCACAAAAGAAATCAACATATAAAGAAGAAATAGATTTTATTGTATCACATACAAAACGAAATAACTTTATCTGTAATCTTGCATTAGATCAAACGGGTAACACACTCATACTATTTAATTATGTAGAAAAGCATGGTAAAGTATTAAAGAGGTTGATGGAAAATAAATCTCATAATAGAGAGGTGTTTTTCATTGCCGGAGAAACAGATGTGGAAGAACGAGAATCAATTCGTGCTATCACAGAAAAATGTAAAGACGCAGTTATTATTGCATCATCTGGTGTTTTATCAACGGGTGTTAATATTAAAAATTTACAGTCATTGATTTTTGCACATCCGTACAAAGCAAAGATTAGAAATTTACAATCTATTGGTAGAATATTAAGATTAGATGATAAAAATAATCAAGCGGTTTTATATGACATTGTTGATGATTTACATTGGAAGAAAAGGGATAATTACGGACTTAAACATTGGAGAGAGCGTGTTAAAATATACGCAGATGAAAAATTCGATTATAAGTTCCAACAAGTAACTATATAAATAGGAGATAGAGT